CTTTGATGTTGATCACCATAACATACCTCATGTGTGAAGTTTTCGTTACCAACATAGTGACATAGGCCACGTAATTGATTACCTGAACTGTCTGCACCTACGACAACCATGTCATCGTCTGCAACAAATAGTTCTCTAAGTTCTTTACCATACTTTGCAGTAACACTTGGTAAGTTTACTATGATTTCATGCCTAGCTCTGAACGTAGGAGTCCCTATGACCCACATATTACCATGAATACGTCCATCCTTTACCTGCTCCAACCAACCTCGTATAACCGAGGAACGATTTCGTAAGGTATAGTAGTCATCAATCATTTCACCCAGCTCACCGAGCTTTAGAAGCGATGTGGTGGTAAGTTTAGGTGTAGTAGTTACCCAAGTACCATCTGGCATACGTTTCTTAACGAACTCATCTGGTTTCCAACCTTTCTTCGTTAGTAACCACTCTTTTACAAGATCTAGTTGCCCTAATGTCACACCATTTACAGTGAACCTTTGGAACTCTGTACCTGCTTGCATTACGTGTGTATCTTCACACTTCACTTCGTATCCTAAGTACTCAGAGAGTATTCGTGCAGTTGATATTGTGTAGTCACCATTCTTCTTAAACTTAGGTGTTTTAGGTATCTTGTCGATGTAATGTTTGTACTCACCCATCTCAGGTTCTATGGTACTACATATAGTAGTCATCTTATCTTCCATCATTTTGAGATTTTTGTTAGCTAAGTCTACATCAAATTTCCAACCTAGTTCTTTAGTCTTAGCGTTGAATACAGCCGCATCATGTTCTATTCTTAACCCTTGTTTTATCAATGGGTTCTTAGAGTTAATAGTTTTGAATTCTTCTATCAATTCATTGAACACTTGCACATTCAATTTAACATCTTGAACACAGTATCTAAGCATTTCTCTACTATAGCAACTCCAATCATCATAGTGGATCTTAGAGTTGTTTAAATGTTCTCCCCATCCTGCAAGACCTTGCTTGTGGGTACGTCTGTATCGTAATACTTGTGACATGATCCATGTGTCGTAACATTTCTTTGAGTTAAGATTAGTTCCATAGATCTTATCGACTTGTACGTTGTCAAATCCGATGATGTTATGCCCGATAAGTACTTGGGCGTTCTTGAGAAGCGATATCCCATCTTGGATAGAAGGGAGTTTATCGTCGTGGTCAGAGTATTTATATACAATTCCAGTCTCCATATTTTGTGCTACTAAGCACCATATTACAGTTGCGTCAAATCCATCTGTTTCTATGTCATAACATAGTTTCATATTATTTACTTTCTTTGTTTGTACACTTTGGACAAATTCTTAGTTTGTCAAAGTTCATTCTGTTATATTTTATTTTACATCTCATACATGTATATTCAGCTTGAAGTTTTTCAGCTATAAAGTCCCAGTAAGATAGACCTTGTAGTCGCACTTCTTCTTTTTCTTCTTCATATGTCATTTGCTTCTTTACCTTCGAGTTGATTGATACGCATCTCAGCATATCGTATGACTTTACGTAGGTCTGTCATTTCTGATGATAGTTGATCTTGATGATCATATCTTTTGAAGCCAGCTCTCATAGCATACTTTATAAGATTACCTCTCCAGAATTCTATATTATTTTGCATAATGAAAACAATAGGTTCTACAGTCCATCTAGTATAATGTTCTGGCCTTTCTACAACATCTTGTGTCATAACATATCCTTTCTTTTTAATATTTTGTATATACCCCTTAAAGAGATTAATTTTAACAGCCAAGAGGAGTTAGCATGGCTTATAATTCACATCCAAATAGTTTAAAGAACCTCAAGCCATTACTTACTTCTGATAATGCTAGAGAGTATCAGTTAAAATCAGCTGCAAGTCGCAAAGCAAATAATGTTGCGAGAGAACAGTTGAAGTTAACAGTTAAACAATTTAAGGAATTCAAAGATTCATTTGAAGAGAACCCTGTAGGTGCTGTAGATATTCTTCGGATACTAATGGTTAAAGCATTAGATGAAGATGATCTAGTACAAGCAGCAGACCTAGCAAAGTCTCTTGCAGAATTTGAATCGCCTAAGTTGTCTAGGATTGATCAGACGAATACAGAAGTTTCTGTGTCCGACTTGACTGATGAAGAATTAGATAGACAATTAAAAGAAATTATAAAACCTAATTAACTGATCGCGCTAGCGATCTGCTATAATAGATGCCGGGCAATGGATGTCGGGTATAATAAAAAGGTTTCCCCTAAGTACTATTACAGTACCTAGGGGTTTTTTATTTTAGCATAAGTTATCTATATCATCTAATAATAGTTTACCTATCTCAGAGTCTATACCGAATTGTTCTTGTATATAATCTAATGTTAGATTTTTGAATTGACTCCAACCATTATTGAATTCTTCGTCCATGTGTGATTGGTATTCATCTTCGGATATCATAATCATGTCATTTTCTCTAATCATGATTCTTCCTCTGCTTTATCAAGACATTCTAGTTCATCACCGATACCCCATAGATTTTTCATTTTATATCTAGCGTGATCTAGATCTCTTAGATCACTGAGGTACATATCTTGACATTCGAGTAGTATACTTAGACATGAGTCGAGTGTTTTACATGTTTCACTGATAGCTTCACGTTCTTCTGGATTTAATTTACCGAAGTTATCCCATTTATCTTGTAGTTTTCTATTTCTGCGTTCTATATTAGCTCTACTTAAGTAATTATAAGTCATTTTGAAACCCATTCTATTTGTGTTATACATTTATTTATTGTGACATGCATACCAGATTCTTTCTTTAGTTCTTTTAGTGCATTGATTGCATCTGTTATAGCTTCATCATATCCCTCATCGAATCCATACTCATACGCAGTCTCGACTTGTTCTTCTCTTCCTAATTTATTAAACATTATCTGTCACTTTCTTTTGGTAGTTTAGTTACATTGTCTGACCAGTCATCTGTAGGATCATCTGGAATTGATGGTTTTTCTCCGAAGTCTTTTTCTTCTTTTTTATCACTCATATTACACCTCTCGGTTAGTTATTGAGTGTCCTCATTTGGAAAGATTAAATCAAATACTACTTTTACAGTACCTCTTTTTGCTGCACCTTCCATATCTAATACTAGGAAATCTAATGGACATGTTCTTAACCATAGATATAATTCTTTTGCATTTTCTTGTGTATTAGTCATATACTGGCTCTACTGTTATTTTACCAAATTCAATAATGTCAGATAAGTCATCAAGGTTAGCTTCTATGAGTGCTTCTCTTACGTCATCAGCTTCCAGTATTTCATCGTATGTAAGCATTACTCTATATTTCATCTTTTTCACTTTCGTCTATAGGTTCAATTATTAGTTCGTCGTATTCTACACGTTGTGACCAGTCATCTGGTGCGACTTGGAATGCCATACGTGCAAGTGCGTCTGCTACGTCTAGATCATTATCCATGTCTTCATCGACTTGTAGTTCGAACTCGTATTTACCACTGGGTTTACGATATACTTCTACAGTAAAGAACCATTCCATTTCAGGCTCTTCTATTACAGGGCTTGGGAACTTTATGACTTTACTCATTGTTTATTACCGGATCATAGAAGTTTTCTAGTATTGTTATTTGATCTTGTATATGTTCTAGTTGTAATCCTAGTATTAGATCATCACAGTTTTCATCCATTAGACATGCTATAGATATACTTGCTTCTCGTAATGCTTCTATTGCTTCTTCGTGAGTAGGAGTAGTTATTTTAATTTCTTGTATTTTATCTTTTACTGCTTTTTTAAGTTCTGGTGTTGGCATATCAATTATTATCTCCATTATCATCCCTTTCTTGTCTGTGGATATCTAACAGTCCTGTTGCTACACTGATTATCTGTGATCTGTGAATACCAATGTCTGCTAGATCTCTATCGTTTAATCTGTTAAGAGCTTCTATAGTTCTTCTTGTGTTTACTCTTTGACGCATTCTTTCTATAATACCTTTGACACTTATATTCATCTTATCACCTTTTTATGTTTAGCTTTTCTAAATAACTTTTTAGTTTTATCAGCAATAACCCTGAGCCTAAACTTAGGGCTATGCAATGCTTTGGCTACAGGGTTACGCTTTTTCATATTACTCTGAAGCCTCTGCTGGTGCTTCGGACACTGGTGGAACATAGTTTGCACCATCTATCATTAACAACAGCAATATTAGTTGGAATAGTCCCATCATTTTAATACCTCATCTGTTATCGCCAGAGCCACCTAGCACATTTCTAGTCTTACGGTTGGCAAGTTTCCATAAGTTTTTGTCAGCTATTGTATCTAATGAATAGCCAAGTTCGGTACTTAGCATTGCTAGATACCATAGTACATCACCAAGTTCATGTATAATGTTGTCTGGTGATGATCCGTCACGTATTACTTTTTTAACTTTATTAGCTACTTCTCCAGCTTCTCCAGTTAACCCCAGAGCAAGATACTCTAGGGCTTTATCTTCAGGATATATAGCTGTTTCTTTAGCTTTACTTTGGTATTGACTTAGGTACATCATTGCATAGCACCTTGTTCGATGTCCATGTCTTGTAGAACGTGACCAAGCTGTACAAATATTCTTTCAGCTTCTGATCGTTTTAGTTCTACTGCATTATCACCTAGCACGATGAGTATGCTTGTTATTACACCTTCATCATTTCGGGAGATTGACACGTTACACTGTGATTCTACCATACTATTCCTCCATTTGTGATATTGATGTTATGAAGTTAAAGGTAGATTCAACTTGCTCTTTGGCATCTTGTATCACATCGTTTAAGTAGTCTTCATGATCTGATGCGTTTACATGATACAATGACATTTCGTCTGTCAATGCGTCAAATGTTTCGCCAGCATCCATACCACGTTTGTAACATGCGATTGCCATATCTTGCAATGCCATGTCGAGTTCGCTGAATTTACCCATAGTTTATTCCTTTTCTTTTATGTCAAATTTCTCTATACATTTATCCCAACCACTTTGGTATCCTACTTCATATCCGTCATCATAATCATCCATTGCATCTTGTGCAAGATTATCACATCTTAAATTATGCTGTTGTACAACATAGTTGTATTCTTTGGTTAAGAAGTTTTGAACCATAGCAACAATTACCATAGTTTCTGGAGTTGATTTTCTAACAATTTCTTGCATTTCTTCTAGTGTTTCAGGAGTTCTGAATAGAGTGTTAAATTTCTCTTCAGGAATCTTTTGATCCATCCATTCGTAATAGCATCTCACAGTAATTCACGAGATACAAATTGTCCTGTAGTTGCATCACGAGCTACTGATAGATAACCTTGGTTAGAACTGAATGTTCCTTTACCAAATCCGTATCGTTTTGTGGTACGTCTAAAGATTAATCGTTGACGTCCAATAGGATTGATTGCTGAAACTTTAACTTTTGATTTAAGTCTACGGCTTA